ACAAGTTGGAATGTGACAGACACCGTCAGGCGGTTGGCGATGCCGGGCTGGCACTAGCGGCAGATCTGCCGATTTGGGGAGCATTCTACCAGTTTTTGAAGAGGGGCCGTCAAAGTGATGGCCAGGGCACATTGAGACCGAGTGACTCAGGTCTCGTTTGGCTGAGTTCCCGCATGGAGATGCGGCAGTGTGCACCTACGGCAGCCAGCCGTCTCTCCCTTTTCCTGGCATTTGACATAACACCCGAACGGCAGATAGCGATCGAAAACTTCTTTGATGGGAAGGCACCTGAATGGGGCATTCCGTGGTTCATTCCACATTGGCCCAGTGATCCAGCATTATTCTTTCAAGATTGAGGATAGCCTCCCTCGGGAGCGATAGAGGCGCGGCGACTATACTAACTACGCTGCGTGGTCTACCCTATACCTCTACGGGGTCCCACCCTTTGAATGGCCCAAAACGTTTCCTGACAAGGTGTAAATATTTACGTGCTAAATCAGCTTCCTTCCTTCCGCAAGAGGGGTGGCGGGTTAGCCCACCTATTGGTGACCCAGTGCCCACATGCGATCTATCTCCCACTGAGTGGGATCTCTGGATCGCATGTGGACACTGGGTCACCACTAGGTGGACTTCCAGCCTATAAGTTATCCCTTGCGATGGGAGTTGGGAACTGTAAATGCCGACAGACTGCACGGGTCAGCCTAGAAATGGTAGGGTGGGATGAACAGTCGCTCCGAAGCGAGAGGGAGCCCGTGAATTCGCTTACCATATATTCACGAGACCGTCATGACCCGCAACAAGACGTCCAAGAAATCTGCACCCGTGATGATCGTGTCACGGCCCCAGCCAAAGCCTAAGAAGAGGCGAGGGGGGAAACGTGCCCAGAAAATCCATGCCCAAGTCAGCTCACCGTGGCTGTCCGGCTCGTTCAGCATGTCCAAGCAAGCTGCTCCTGCAGCACTTGGCATATCCACTGTGGTCCAGCGGCCTCAAGTCACCCAAACATCCCGGGGTGAGCGCTGGATCGGGGCCTCCGTTATGATGGAGGTGCCGAACACGGATGGTGTACTCTCTGTGCCCATCCAACCTGGTCTTCCAGGTGTGTTCCCGTGGCTGGCGACGACCGCGAAGCTGTACTCACGCTATCAATTCCGTAGGCTTACCCTCACGTATGTACCAAGGTGCGGGTCGGGAACCAACGGACAAGTTACTATTGCGTTCAACCCTGATTGCCTGGCAGAACCGCCTCTCACGTTCCTTGAGGCGGCCTCATACCAGGGCACTACATTCGGGCCAGTTTGGACGCAGAGCCAACCGTGTCATTGTCATGCTGACCAGGAGCTGTACCTCAGGGGCGTTGAGTTGCCCCCAGATTCCGATCGCAAAACTTACGATGCCGGCACCGTCACCATCTTGATGGATGATCTTGGCACTGACTTGCCCTCACCAGGCTTTGTCATTGCCGATTATGATATCGAGCTGTTTGATCGTGTGCTGGCGCCGCCAGAAGGTTGCGAGATTCTGCAGGAGGGCAGCAATAATGGCGACACTGACGATTCAGCGGCGTTCCTGACCAACTGGATTAGGACAACACCGAGACTCAACCAAGTTGTGGAAGTCTCCAATTCAGAAAACACCAATGAGACTGACCTCGGTTTCCCTGCTGGTGTCTGGATGGTCAATGTGTCCTTCTCTAGTACAGTCTCGAGCCCACCGAGCTCTTTCTACCCTTTCGCCATCGAAGCGTTGGGGGATGGCTTGGTTTTCGCTGTGCCCAATTCCCAATGGGTGACGAGTGGCTCCTTGTCCACAGGATCAACCTCTGCGTTGTACCTGCTCTGGAACCCAACCCCGGCAACATCCAGCCCTGAGCTCAATACAGATGGATGGTTCGCTTTCACGTCACAGGACGATGGATCCATCATCGACAACACGTACAAAGCGAGTGCCATGTTCTGCCGCTGCCCTGTGCAGCAGAACTTCACCGACACCTTCCCTGGTTTTACGCCGAAGGCCCATGTGCCACGAGCATTGACACACTCTTACAAACGACGTCATCAGATTCGTCGTCAAAAGGCTGCAACATCCACATCTAACCAAACGCTAAGGTCACGCAACAGCAATCAGAGCACTAGTGTGTGCTCAAAACCGGCGTGCGGCGATGTGGGGTGCAGCAAAGATGACCTCGAAGAAGATCTCTGAGTGAGTTCTAGTGGTGGATCACCTGATAAATGACGCCAGCATCCAACGCCAGTTCGTTTAGGGGATGCGGACCAACTGAAGAGGCCACACTGGCTGCCATTAAGGACTCGCGATACGCTAAGACCCCACACGCTGCCGAGGATACACCGCAAGGTGCTATCGGGCGTAGATGGAAAGTTTGAGGGCGTTTTCGGTTGACACCAGTGGCAGTTAAGCTCCTCCGTTGTTGGGCCCCGAAGACAAGAATAGCTAGGAATGACGAGCTTCAACTGACCTGATCCTTATCATAACCTCACGGAATTGCGCAACCGTACTCGCTGCGCAGCACACTATAGCCACTGGGGCAGCCAGTGGGGGTCTAGGAGTGTGTTTCCATGCCAATAGC